CTAATTGATTAGCTTATTTTTAATTTCATTATCTACTAATTTCATACTATCAAAATCGAGTTTCATTCTACCAGAAGGATCTTCAGCGTTAATTTTTAAAATTCTTAATTTGCTAATAGTTACTACATTCTGTGTGCAGGCAAATGTATTTTTATCAAATTTTTTATATTTATTAATAACTTCTCTAAGGTTATTAACTTTTGATTTTCTATCGTTTACATCAATTAGCAAATAATTAAACAAAGCAGAAAAATTTTTCGGGTCATTGTATAAATTAAATGATTCTACTATGTTTTTACTTTTATTAATTACTTCTCTTTCTGTAGGGAAGCGTGTTTTAATTGCAAAATCATCTAAATAATCTATAGTGTTTTGTTCCAAAGTGTTTTGTAAATTATTTTTATTAATAATTTCTATAACCGTAAAAATTACGTGATTTATAACGTCTAAATCAAATTCGATATTATCAACTGTCTTGTTCAAAATTGATAATGATGTTTTAAATACAATATTTTGTAATGGTAAATAGTGTTTTTTATTTTTTGAACTTAATGGTACAACTGTTACTAAAGAATTATATGGACTATCATTTTTGTTTAATACTATTCCAAAATGTCTGCCAGAAAATTCATGCCCAATATTGATGCCAAAATCTAAATATATAATAGATCCCCTTGAGAATTTTTTGTATTTTTTGTTTATATTGTTATTATGCTCCATATTAAACCAATATGATGTTGTCTCTAACCAATTTGGTAAAAATTTAAACTTTTTATTATCTGTGTTATATAACAGAATAAATACTCACAGCTTTATTTATTCTGTTATCCATCTAACTCCCTATCCCCTCTAATTTATTCATCATATCTTTTGCCATCTTATCAGTAACATGTGTGTATATCTCTAAGGTGGTTTTATAGTCCGAGTGACCTACACGCTCTTGTATCGCTTTTAGGTTAATTCCTAATTGCGCAAGTGTAGATATGTGTGTGTGACGTAATGTGTGCGTTGTCACACGCTTGTTAATTGAACTTATATCAGTAGCTTCTTTAATAATATTATTCACCTTATTTAAGTCAATAGGGCTACCAGCAGTGTTAGTAAATATATAACCTCTATCTATGAATTTATCATTCCACTGATTCTCTTTTTTATTTTCTAGCATGAGTTTTTTAAGTAAATTAATACTTTGAGCTGTGAGGCCTATTGTTCGATAACTCTTACTCGTCTTAGTCGTTTCTTTCACTCCAAATGCTCCAGTTACTACATCTGTAACCCAGTTAATTGTGCCATCAATCTCTAGTGTTTTATTCTCCACGTCTACATTGTCTGTCTTGATTGCTAGGAGTTCGCCAATGCGCATTCCATTGTTAATTTGAAATTCTACTAATGCTTTTACCATTTCATAGTTACGTTTACGCGTAGCATGACGCTTATGTTTAATTAGATAGTCGAAGCACTCTAGTAACTCCTTTACTTCGCTATCTTCTAAATAGTTATTACGTTTAGCTTGAAACTCGTTTCTGGTTTGGGCTTTCTTAGGTATATCTATTTTATCTAACACACTAATATCGTGCAGATCATAATATTTAAACGCATATTTGAAAACGGAACGAATAACAATAACAAGAGATTGAACATGGCCAATACTATGTGATTTAGCCCATTCATTAATGATGTTTTGTAAGTAGGTGTGCGTAATCTTGCTGATGAGTACTTTGCTATCAATAGCATTTTTAACTGTATTAGTATTACTTTTCTTTTCTTTAATAGTGGTTGGTTTCGAGCCTGAATGTGTCTTGTAATGCTCTAACCATTCATCGCACGCATCATGGAACGTTAAGTTTTCAAGTTGTTTCGTACTGTAATGTTTCAAACGTTGCTCAATTATTTTATTTAATTCTAATTGAGCGTCCTTTTGGCTACGTACATTATTCTTGTTACGTGTAACTGATACTGTTTTATACTTGCCAGTTAAAGGGTCTGTATAGCGCTCTAAATAGCGATAGGCCGTACTATTGTTTTTGGTGATTTCACGAACCCACATTTGTCATCCCTCCTTTAGATATTCTGTTTTTAAAATGTCTGAAATAAACAAGTAACTATCAAGTGTAGTACAAAATAGGCAAAGTTACGTATGTTTATAGGATTGTACGGTAGTAATATTTGTAGTATTAGCTTTAAGTATTTATTTTAGCGTGCTTTGTTCAGTTCTTTTTATCTAACTTATCATCTATATAATCGCTTAATTTTACTAATTGTTCCCAGTTTTCATTTTTATCTCTTAAAGTTTTTGTGTTCTCTTTTATAATAACTGATTTATTTTCGAAATAATTATTTAAAATTTTATCGATGTTATTTTTATCGTTATCCGTTAATCTAATGCCTTTGTAAAATTTATAATTATTAATATCTTGCAGATGAAAGTGCAAATCATTAATGCTAATGTTAAAAATTGTGAAACTCTTTTCGTTATTGTCATCAAAAGATATGAATTCTCTAGAATATGGTATATCCATCATTCTATCTATAATTTCCATTTTATTTGTTACATTAGAAACTTTGTTTAACTTAACTTTATTTTTCGTTATCTTAGCTATTTCATCAACATAAAAATTATACTCCTCATTAGTGTCTTTTATGTTCATTAAGTAACTTTCGATAAGTTTATTGCTTGGAAAAGATTTAACACCATTTTCAATGCCACTTATATGCCCTTGAGAATACTGCATTTGTTTACTTATTTCGCTTGCTGTCTTCCCTTTTTGTTTTCGGATAGACTTTAAAAATCTGCCTAATTCTTTTTTTAATTCATCATTTGATTCAACCATTGGCGACACCTCCGTATTTTTAATGATAAACCATGCATAAAAATAATACAATATTATTCTTGACATTCCTAAAAGAAGGTGCGATACTCTATTTATGCATAAAGGAATAAAAATAAATGCATATATTCTTAAGGTGAGGGGTGATTTTATGTTTATGACTGTAAAAGAAGTTGCTCAATTGTTACGTATAAGTGAACGCCATACTTATAAACTTCTTCAAAAAAACGTTATACCACATACTAAAATTGGCGGAAAGATATTAGTTAACAAAGAAAGGTTATTAGAAACTTTAGAAAAAAAGGAGGTTAAATAAATGCCTAGAACAAAGTTACAAGATTTTCCATCAAAAGAAAATACAGTTACAGAACCGGAACAAGTTGTAGTAAATCCGTTGTTTGCGAAACCTAATACACTAGCTGGTATTTTTGGAATTTCATACAGTTCGGTCAATCGTATTTTAAAAGAGTGGGAAAAAGATCATAAAGGTATTAATGATTTATATTATTCACTATCATCAACAATGATTGTTATCAGTATTCCGCGATTCGAGGAGTACATGAAGGCGCGTCATAAAAAATGGATGTAGGAGGCAAGGCAATGAAAATGTACTTAACTTATATCTGCTTAGTTTCATTGTTAACAATTTTATTACTAGCAATATCTAACATGTATGTCGCTTTTAGTGTGTACGGCATGATGGTAACTTATGGATTTAATTTAACAGGAGAGATTACAACGTGCGAAAACAAGTTATTATTACAAAAACAGTAGTTGGCTGGTACAACATTAAAGATACTCAACATAATTTAATGTTAAATATACCGCCAAAAGTATTTGAACAGTACTTTCCTGATGTTAGTAAAGATGTTCAAGTTGCGTGTTTAGAAATGGATTTATCAAAAATTACAGAAATTAAAAATAAGAAAAAAGTAGGTAGTTAAGATGGAAATCAAACAAAAATATCAATTATCAAAAGTGGTTAAAATATTAGAAGTAGTATTATACGAGGAAGATAAGTTTCAATCCGATAAGGACTATCATTATCAGGATAAAGCATTATATGAATATGCTTTAAAGTTAGTTCATAATGGATTGTTCAATATTCTTGCTGAATTAGATTTTGAAGATGAAGCATTTTTAATTCTTGATGAAGTAACAATGACGCTAAGTGATGTCATGAAAGAAACACAACACGTTTACCGTTATAGTGTCATAGATGAAAAAGGTGAACACAAACATACAACAGATCGCAAAGGACACGTGATTGGAATGTTAGAGTGGGCATTAGATTACATTGCGGGAAATATTGAAGTGGAGGAATTATAAATGAATTGGGAAATTAATGATTTGTTTAGCGATTTGAAATTGTTGAAAGATAGATTCGAAGATTTAAAGGATAATCATGGTTGGCATTTTGAGGAGTTATATCCACATGAACCAAATCATAACTTAAATAAAGATGAATTAATTAGAGAGGGTGCTTCTTATCATGAGAGACGTATTCACAATAATCAAATGTTTGATTTATTCCATCTCTATATAGAGCAGTTCGATAAAATCATCGAAAAGTTTCATGAAATAGAAAAAGCATCATCTGAGAACTTTGGCGAGGAATCAGATGACGCAAAGAATTCAATAAAAGTAGCAGAGTAATATAGAAATTACACATTCTTATTATAACATCTTTGCTCTGTTGTTTCATTAAGAGGTGCAAAAAATGAATGAAATTAAATTAGAATATGACACACATGTTTCAGTGGTACATTATGAAAGTTTAGACTCACGTTCATTTAATAGCTTTTCAAAACCTAAATGGAGTAAGTTAGTTAATAAACTATCTGTACCTATAGAAGCGAATTATAAGTATGCTCGTGGTGTTGCTATATACGGTGATATGAAAGACGATACTGATGAAAATGGTAATGAATATAAGAAATATCGTAAAGACGAAAATGTTATTTATCGTGATGTCCTAGTGCTGGACTACGATGATATACCTAAGTTAAGAATACTACATGATGCAATTACGGAGACTTTAAAAGGTGTTTCCTGGATGTACCACACTACATTTAATCATCGAACAGAAAGTCCTAGAGTACGTTTATATATTGCTTTGAATGAGCATATAAGTGCAGATGAATACCGTAAATATACAAAAGTGTTAGAGAGCAAGATAGGTCATCCAGTGGACGAGGGAAGTTATCAACCTAGCAGAGCGATGGCGTTACCAGTAAAGAAATCAAACGATTCAATTTACATCTTTAAATATAATGATGCACCGATTTTGAGTGTTGAAACGCTAGAAGAATGGTCAAAAGAGCTTAAATCACAATATAAAGAATCAAATAAATTCAAATATCCTAAGCGTCGTGATAATGAATTTTGGAAGTCAATTGCTTTTGGGGTCTCAACAGGTAACCGAAACCAAATGTTAACATCGTTAATTGGTGTATTGCTAAATAGACGTGTACCCGATCCGTTAGTATATGCATATTGCTTTATGTGGAATGAAAATTGTAATCCTCCATTGAATTCTAGAGAGTTTAACGCCACATTTGAATCTATATACAAACGAGAACATCGATAAGGAGGTATTTTATGACAATATTTCCAGACTTTTTGGAAAATAAAACAATGTTTGATGAAAAAGATTTCTTTGACGGTAATAAATTTAAATTTTATGAATTTGCCTTGTTTTTATATGAAGAATATCACGGTTGCTATATTGATAACCGTCCACATGTGTTCACTGGTAAGAAATATGAACCACTAAATATAGATGTTGTCCGTAAGATTACCATTAAATATATTCCATCCTTGAGAGAACAACAAAATAAAGAAGTGTTTCAGAAGTTAAAAACTTTATGTTTAGGTAATCATCAAGAACAATGTCCAGCACGTTATATAGGTTTAAAGAATGGAATATATGACACTGTTGAAGAAAGGTTAAATCCTTTTAGTCCTCAATACTATATAACCAATATTATAGATGTTGATTTTGATAAAGGTGCTCAAAGTGATTTGATAGAAAGATTCATCAAAGATATTTCAAATGAAGATGAAGAAGTAGAACAATTAATATATGAAATGATCGGCTACGGTTTATACCGTGATAATTTCCTACAAGTTGCTTTCTTCTACTATAGTCCTGGTGGTAATGGTAAAACAACATTACTTAAATTATTGCACCATTTCTATAATCCAGAGAATACGACGGCGTTATCTTTTAATGATTTAAACGATAAGTTCAAACCGGCCAACTTACAAGGGAAATTAGTGAATATTGCGGATGATATTGATCCAAATAGAATAAAAGATACAGGTAACTTTAAGATTATTGTGACTGGTAACTACATTACACTTGAGTTTAAAGGACAAGACGCATTTGAGTTTAAGCCTTATGTAAAACTTATATTTGCTAGTAATGAATTACCAATGAGTAATGATAAGAGTGAAGGTTTTTATAGACGTATGGTAATTATTCCTATGTTGCGTAAGTTCGGCAAAGGTGGGCAGAAAAAAGATCCAATGTTATTGAACAAATTGATAACACCGCATAATATGTCAGCCTTACTTAATTTAGCTTTAAAAGGTTTAAAAAGAACATTAGAAAATAACGAGATTATCGAACCGAAAATTGCTAGAAAGACAAAAGAGGAATATCAATTTGAGAATAATCCAGTTTTGCAGTTCATAGAAGATGCGACAGACAAGGATTATAGACAATTGCCAGTAGTAGAAGGGCGTAATACTGATAAAGCATACGAAATATATCAAATATGGTGTGTGAATAACGGTTATCATCATCTTAATAAGTTCAATTTTTCTAAAGAATTGGCGAAAATTGGTTATAAAACAGTTAGCTATTATTCAAGAGTAGAAGAAAAAAGTAAAAGATTTTATAAAAAAGAAAACACCATAAATATATATGATGTTGATGGTAGCATATTGAAAAAGCTCACAGAATAAGTGTGAGTAAATTTATATAAGTGTGAGATTACAAACATTAATATATCAATACTTTTAAAGGTTTTCTCACACCTCACACTTTATTTTAACTTTAAAACAGATAAATCGTTATATGAATTATATATGTTCAATTACTTAATTTATCTGTGAGGTGTGAGAAATAAGTTGTAACACTTGATATTAAAGCGTTTATATCATTACAAGTAAGTGTGAGAAAAAAGAATATACTGTGAGGTTTTGAAATGAACAATATAAAAGGTGAGTTAGTAAATTATATTAAAAACAATGCTGGTACATCATTTGTAGAAATAGAAAAAGTGTTTGATGAAAACGCCTTTGATTATAAAGGTCAAGGAGCATACACAAGTGCAGTGAATAATAATATTGTGTATTGGTATGGGTGGAATAAACAAGCATTTAATTTAGTAAGTGATCTAGTGAATGATGGTGTTATAGAAATGAATATTTGTGAATCAATTATTTATATAGTTGATGGTAAAGGGCTTAATTTCCCTATTTTAAAGTCAGATGATGTAGACACATATCATTGGTTACCTGTCACGTTTACTATTAGTAAGAAAGAAATGGAGTGTGTTTAAAGTGAATGAAAAACATAATATTTTCAATAGATTTGGTAGAAACACTTCTATTCAAACTGTAGCAGTTAAAGATACTTACTTTATTGAATATCGAAAGGGAGACGAAATAAAGTATTTCCCAATAGAACTTGCTACGGTAGTAAAAGCATTAAACATTGATTTACATGACAGTGATACTGTTTCAAATTATGAGAATGGGCCAAAATTTGATATTAAAAAATTGAACCTCTATACAGGTGACATGGACCAAATAGGAGATGAATAAAATGAATATAGAAATTATCGCAAATCAATTTGTAACAAGAGCAGGCACGCTATTAAGGTACTACACGGGATTATTAGAACATAGTAAAGTGCAACCATGTTGCTTTAAGTTATACAATGATCCATTTGATATGGTTTATGTGATGATGAATGGGAAGTTATTCGGTCATGTATATATTAAAGATTGTAAAGTAAGGCAATCATTTGAATTAGCGTCACCTAAGCACACTGAGGGGCTTATAAGAAGCATAGAAGGTCATTATGTAGGTTATGAATTACATGAGGGTAAACAGCTTTCTATTAGTGATATGATGGCCAGTCAATTATTTGAAGATGAGTATTTTATGTATGGATTACAAACATATGCAGAATCAAATAATAGTGATGTGTTTGAGTACCTAGAAAATGGATTTGATACTGATACACTTGAGGGCATTCAATCGAGTAATACTGATGTGATAGCGAATATTGAAATGTTGTATCAGATAGCTACGGGAATCAATGAACCAGCACCAGAGTTAGTTGAGGGATTAAAATTAGTAACTGAGTTTGTACAAGATGAGAAGGCTACACAAGAGGATTACAAGGCTTTAGAACGTAAGTTAACTGAGTTGAAGTCATCTTATTACAGTTTGAATAAGTAATTAAATATGGAGTCACACGTGGTGTGTGGCTCCTAATGTAAAAGTATAAGGTATAGAAGTTTTAAAATGTAAAGGTTGCAACAATAGTGAGTTAATAGATAGGTGTGCGAAATTAAAAAAAGTGTGAAATGTTGATATTGAGCTGTTTTATGGCTTTGAAAATAATAAGGTTATATAAAGGTGTTAGCTTTTAAAATCGGAAGGTATACAGTCTTTGAGAATTGAAAAAATGGCAAGATTTGTGCAAGGTGTGCGAACTTTGTTAACGCTAATACAAGCTAAAGTTTGTGTTTTTGGCATAGGCCTAAAAGTTAAGTTTGTTCGCTGTTTGTTCGTATAATTTTGACGAACTTAAGTTCTATATTAGGTTAATGCGAAAAGCCTAACGTTAAGTTTAAAACATGATTTTATAAGTGTTATATACGATAAGCTAAACAATTGATAAAACGCGCTATAAAGCGAACGTAAGTTTGTTTTAGACCTGTAAAAATGGTATAATTTAGGTATGAAATAATTAAAAGAAAGAGGTGTAGAAATGCAAAGTATCGCAGAAAAAGAGACGTATCATTTACCCACCGAACACCTGCAAGTTTTCAATGTGATAAAAAATACGTCCAATAAGTATATTACTAAAACTAAAATCTTAAATCAATTGGGATATGAATATAATTCAAGCAATGAACGATGGTTACGAAGAGTAATCAATTCATTAGTATATGATTATGGTTATCCTATCGGATGCAGTTATAAACCTAGTGAACGTGGTTATTACATCATTACGACAGAACAAGAAAAGCAACAAGCGATGAGAAGTATTAAGAAATTAGCTGATGGCAGTATGAAACGCTATGAAGCTTTGAAACGAATTGAAGTGTAAAACAAAAACTAAAGAAAGAGGTACTTATAAATGACAACTACAACAATCACGGGTGATACGTGGGATGTATATTTTAATGATAGACGTTATAGAAATTTGTTAGGAGATTTTGAAGATCTAATAACAGAAACGAAATCATTAATTAGACAAGGCTATAAAACGGATGTTATTAAAAATAAAATGGATAATAAGGCTTTGAGCCTACAATCTAAATTCAAAGAATTAGGACAAATATTATTAGATGAACATGAAGAAAAAATAGTAGAAATCCAACAAAAAGAGAAAGAATCTTCATATGAGAATCCACAAGTTGAAATGTTGAAACGTCAAGACATAGAGGCGAAAGTAAATTTAATTGATGCAGAAGAACTATTTAATCTTGTTTATAATGCCAATCCTAAAACCACTAATGTATATGAACTTAATATCTATAAAAAAGCGATAGAAAGTCGTCTTACTGAAGATGAAAATGTAAGGTTAAAACCTTACTTTGATGTATTGGTAGAAAAGGTAATTTATCCATATCGAAATAATGAAGAATATCAAAAATTAGAGTATAACTATAATGTTTTAAGACAGTTTGGGTTACAAAATAACGGGCAACCAGTCATCAAACATAGTGATGGCGATATAGAAATTATTAACATTCAAAGTAAGTATAACGAAGTGTTCCGTAACGCTTAAATCAAAAATAGCCTATCCAATTTGGGTAGGCTCTCTTTATAGGAGTGAACGTATGAAACTGCTTAAAACGAAGAATTGTTTATATTATCGTAATGGCGACAATAAATTATCTGAGTATCAACTATTAACGCAATTTAACCCAGCATTTATTAATAAAAAAATTAAGATGTGTGAATTCCAAATTGAAAGTATGTACCATCTGAGTGCGTCGACCACAACATGTGATGAAATAATAGGGGTCGTGTCTGTCTCATATCCAATTGAAAAACTAGTTATCAAAATTATTGAAACAAAGGCAAGATTACAAAACTATAAAAATCGATCTATAAGTAATATGGTGTTGTTGAAAATGGTACTAAATCATTATACAGAAAGAGAGCAGAAGCAAGTTGTAAAATATATGCGTTCAAATGGACGATATAAGCCCTACAACGTCATTGAACGCTTACAGGGTGATTTGTATCAAGCAAGTATTAAACAACGTTCAGAACGTCAAAAACAAAGAAATATAGCAATTGAAAATAGCAAGATTGCACGAGTAAATGCTTATCACCAATCTTCACATGTAAAAGTGGTGTAACAATGGATAAACAGCAAATAAAAGGCTTCGTTTGTGATTATCATGAGCGAACTAGAAGTGATGTATTAATAGATGATGATATAAATACTGATGAATTCTTTTCAATAGGTGATGAAAATTCTAATGAATGGATGACAGACGATAACATTGATGATCATATTGTAAAGAATCACTTAGAAATGATTGTTGACCGAGTAGCTAATGATAAAGAGTTTTATATTTTCGATTCTTTGATACAAGGACGTAGTTTTAAAGATATTAGCAATGTCTTAGAGTGTTCAGAACAATCTGTAAGATTATGGTATGAAACTTTATTAGATAAAATTGTGGAGGTGATAGAATGAGTGATTTAACAGCAAAACAAGCGCGTTTTGTGAATGAGTATATAAGAACACTTAATGTAACACAAAGTGCCATAAAAGCAGGCTATAGCGCAAATAGCGCACATGTGACAGGGTGTAGGTTATTGAAGAAGCCACACATCAAGCAATATATACAAGAACAAAAAGATAAGATTATAGATGAGAATGTATTAACCGCAAAAGAGTTACTACATGTGCTTACGAATGCGGCAGTCGGTGATGAAACAGAAACGAAAGAAGTTGTAGTCAAGCGTGGAGAATATAAAGAGAATCCACAAAGTGGCAAAGTACAGCTAGTCTATAACGAACATGTTGAACTGATAGAGGTACCAATTAAGCCTAGTGATCGTTTAAAAGCTCGTGATATGTTGGGGAAATACTATAAGTTATTTACAGATAAGCATGATATTAACGGCAATGTGCCTATATTCATTAACATTGGTGAATGGGACGGAGACGATGAGGAATTAGATAAGGCAGTGAAAGATGTATCTAACACTAATCCTAATCATACTGTGATTGTGGATGATATACCGTTAGAGGATTGAAGAAAATGAAGCTATGCTATTTATAAATTAATACTAATTAGTTTGATACCATAGCTTATTTACTGAGAAAGTAGACTTAAATGTAACAACACCAGTGTTTATTGATAATATTGGTGGGTTTGAGGAGTAGCAATAAAATAAAGGAGGTAATTGTGTAAAATATCTCTTTTTGTTATTTCTTATTTATTTACAACCGATAAAATTAAATGTATTATATATATAACGATCTAGCCATAACTCTATTCGGGTTATGGCTACTTTTATAGGGGTAAATTTATGAAGCCATTTGAAAGTCATAATAAACAATTGAAAATTCTAAGAAGAAGAGGAATGGAAGTACCGAGTAGTGCTAAAAGAGATTTAGAAAATGAAAATTATTATAATATCATAAATGGTTATAAAGATTTATTTTTAGAACTAGATGTTAATGGTAATTTTTTGGTTCCTGATAAATATAAGCAAGGTACTCATTTTAAAGAAGTCTTTTCTTTATACAAACTAGATAGAAAATTTAGGAATGTTTTATTAGAGTATTTGTTAGTATTTGAAACTCATATTAAATCAAGAATTTCATATTATTTTAGCGAAAAATATAGAGAACCACATTCATATTTATACTTTAAAAATTATTCATCTGACACAAGTAAGACAGATAGCATCGTGAAAATGGTTGTTACATTTAGCTCGGTTATGAGTAATAGAAAAAATAAACCATTAAAACATTATATTAATACTCATAATGGAGTGCCACTATGGATATTGGTGAATTATTTAACTTTAGGTAATGTTTCAAAAATGTATTCCAATTTGGATGATGATCTTCGATTGGAAGTTGCTAAAGACTATAAAAGGAAATTGGAAAGAGATTATAAAACACGTGTTCAAATAACTCCATCAGATGTAGACAGTATACTACAACAAGCACATATGTTTCGTAACGTGTGTGCGCATGAAGAAAGATTGTATGATTATAAAATAGACAGGGCTAAAAGTAGAGCTAATATATTCGCCAATTATAACAAAATATACGATAAAGAATACGTTCCTACAATGAATGGTAGTTATGTATTCGATTTGTTGATTTCACTATGTCTATTTTTGAATAAACATGATTACATAAAATTGGTGAAAAATATGGATAAACTAATAAGTAATTATTCACATTCTTTCTATACAATTACTATAGATGACCTATATACAAAAATGAATTTTCCAGATCAAACAAAAATACTGGATATGTTATAAAAGATATTTTTTAATGTCACTTACGAGTGGCGTTTTTTTATTTTAAGACGCTGAGAAACGCCCTGTGTTGCAGTGGGGGATAAGATTCTGTAACTAGATATGCTAATCGTAAGTGTGACGTCGTGAAATACGACTTCAAACATCGCTGGTCAGTCGATATTCGAGACTGGCCGAAGATTGAAGCATGTGAAAGAAAATGACTTAGCGCACGGAGAGTTTGGTAAGTGGCTTGAAAAAGTTGGGTTAGATAAGTACCAAGCTAGCAGGTTTATCAAAGTTGCAAATGAACAATCAAAATTGCACTCGAGCGCAAATTTAGGACTTAAAGCGCTTTATCAGATAGCAACTATTCCAGTAGAGCATCGAGAAGAAAAACAACAAACGTCTTCAGGAGAGATGAAAACACCATACGAAATGACCAATAAAGAACGTGAAGAATTTAAGCGCCAACTCAAACAACGCGATGAAGAAAACGCACAACTTCAATCACAAATGGAACAAGCACAACGTTCGGAGGAGATAGCGAGAAAGCAATATAAATATGGATTAAATAATTATATTTTTACTATAAAATTTTAGACACACGCCATTTTTTACAATTAGGAATGATTTTATTGCACTTAAGAAATTTTGGTAAAGCGTTATAGTAAGAACTGATAAAATTAAAATGTAAAAATTTTAAAAGGAGTTTTTATTATGAAACAGCAAATGTTATCAAAAGTATTATTAAGTACAGTCGTAGTTATGGGATCAATAGCAGGATCTTCTCTTGTAATGGATGACAACGCTCATGCTGAACAAAAAAGTGATAATATCGGGAAACTGAATCAAAAAAATGAAAGTACCTTGCATCTTTCATTTGAAAAGGGTATTAAAGGGACTGTTGACAAAAATGGTAAGTTAACATTATCTGATGGAAAAACGTCAAAAGTGATGCCAACTAATGCTAAAGATAAAAAAGGTAACGATGTTGTTTTGGTTTATAAAAAGGTTAAAGATGGATTTGATGTTCAAGTAATTAAATCTAGTCAAGAGAGAAAAACTAACTGGGTTAAATGTGGTCTAGGAACAGTTGGAGGCGCTGGCACTGGTGGGCTAGGCGGTGCTAGTGCAGCTTCAGTTATACCAGGTTTAGGAACTGTTGCAGGTGCTATTATTGGTGGGGTTTCTGGTGGTGCCACAGGTGCCGCAGCGTCATGTTTCGGTTGATAGGAGAGTGAATTCATGAAAAACTCTATACTTTGGCGAAAGTCGTTTATTCCTGTCTATTTTATAGTTGCTTTTGTAATGTTCTTACTTTTTAAGTTTTATATTAGAACTGATAATTTTTCAGTTTATGTTTTGATAGCTTTTATAGTCATTTTAGGTTTTGCTTCTATTATATATAACTATAATAGACATTAATTAAGTTACAATTATAATTATTATATTAATGAATTCCTGTGGATTTAGAAATAAGGCAGGTACTTCGGTACTTGTCTATTTTTTATGTTAATTATAAAATGCTCAAACTAAACTACCTATTAATCAGGAATGTGGTTGTTTTAAGGGCAAAACAGTTTTTTGTACATTGATATAAAAATATGACCTCATACTTTGCAGGCGGTGAATACATATTGCAATACGTTAATTATGAAGTGATGTGAATTGTTGAGAAGCATAGCCCATTAAAATGTTCAGTGCTATAGGTACATTCAAACCTTACAACCTATTGATCTAGGAGTGTGGTTGTTATAAAGGCGAAAAAAGGTGTAATTGTGAAACTAGGGGCAAGGGTAGTATGTTCGCAAAAAGTTCGCAAAGTTACGAAATAGTGTGAATGTTCATAGACTTTCAAAATGAACAATATGAGTATGAAACATTGATTTAACAGCTTTTTGAACACTAATGATTATTCATAAAATAGCAGTATATAAAAGAAGAACAATAATATATAATTTATTGTCAAACCCCGTAGGCATAGGCTTACGGGGCTTTTTGTGTTTTGGGGTATAGAAAAAGGGCAAAAAAGGATGATGTGAATGTTTTGTGTTCGGAATTTGCACAAAGATATGTTTATATTGCAAAAATAATATGAATTTAGATGCATAAAAAAAGAACTACGCATTTTAAATAAAATGCATAGCTCTTCTTTTTCTTGCATACGAATTAAAATAACTCGCGAGACCTATAAGTCTCTTTCCTCACTAGATAGTTTATACTTTTGGTCTGTTGAAGTCAATAATTTTATCTAAAGCTATAAAAAATCTTTTGATAGCTAATGCATTATTATAATAGCTTTCGTTTCTTTTATATCGCTTTTGAAGTTGGTCCAAATCGTGATATCTTGCTTGGATAATTGCATTACTACAAACTTGATTATGTAATTCTAGCGTAGCGAAAGTATCTATGAAATTTTTTATTCCGAACATGTTTCTAGATATGCCTATATTATTCCCTTTTTCAAATAAATATTGAGGTAATCTACTGTCATAATTTAGATTTGCTATGATGGGTTGGTTATGAGCTGATTTGTTTCTTATATTTTTAACTAAAGGCATTAAAATATTAGCAACTCTCAATTCTTCGTCATTGTACTTCTTGTAATAGAAGTTGAGAAACGAAACGAATTGACCTAGTTGCATGAATTCAATGCAAACCCATGCGGGTGGATTTTGATAGTATTTATTCAACTTCTCGGGTAGTTGTCCTCGTTTATTCATATGCTTGAATATTTCGTTTTTATTTTTGATTTTGGTTTCCATAACTTCTTCTGGTGTTCTTGAATTTGTGTCAAAATTTGAATTGCTATATGATTTATCAATACATAAGAACTCATCTATTATTTTATAACCATCTTCTTGGTTATTTTCTGTTATTAGTTTTAAGACTAGATACTTTAAACTATGTTCAATATCTAAAGTTAAATGCAACATTGTGTATCTTAATTTCATATCTATAGTTGCTAAATCTGATAAATAAGCAAATTCTATGAAATAGCCGCCATTCTTTTTTTCGAAATTTTTTCGGAAATAAGCTAGTTTGAAGAAGTAATTATTTTTTCTAAGAATTTCATTTGCTTTTTCGGTGTCAATAATATTAAAAAATATATTCATCTGTTTTAATTTCGCTATTTGCTCATCAAAATTGAGCATAGGCTTAATTTCTGCTAGTGTATCATCTTTTTCCAATTTTAACTCCCCAATCGTTCAAATTTATTCATCATATCTTTCGCCATCTGATTAGTAACATGTGTGTATATCTCTAGATTTTTTTTATAATCTGAATGACCTACATGCTCTTGCATTGCTTTTAAGTTAATTCCTAATTGAGCAAGTGTAGATATATGCGAATGATGTAATGTATGCGTCGTTATAGGTTTCTTAATAGAACTAATATCAGCGCCCCCCTTTAATAATGTGGCTAATTTTGTTCGAGTCGATAGGGCTACCAGACGTATTTGTGAATATGTACTCTCTATCAATAAACTTATCATTCCAAGCATAAGTGTTCTTAGTAAGTCGATGCTTTGGGTAGTGAGCCCTGTGGCCTTATAGCTATTACTTCTTTCAGTTGTCTCCTTTACTCCGAATGCTCCCGTCTTTTTTCAGTTATCCAATTAACTTTACCGTCGATATCTAGCGTTTTATCTTCATAGTTTATATTTACTCTCTTTATTGCAAGTAGCTCACCGATACGCATGTCATTAGCAATTTGAAACTGTACCATAGCTTTTACCATTTTATAATTACGTTTTGTCGTTGGATATTTTTATACTTAATTACATAGTCGAAACAATCCAGTAACTCCTTAACTTCATTATCTTCTAATGTGTTATTATGTTTAGCTAGTAACGCATCACTATAGGGATATCTATTTTATCTATTACACATATAACTTTGAATTGCTTGCTATTTTAAATTAACAAATTTTATTCTCTTAGATTTTGTCCAATTATGTGTAGACGATTTATAGTTATTAAATTCAGAGTGGTAGCAAATTAAAGTTAATCAAGAGTTAAGATGAATTTAATTCATGAACACGTCTATTATTTTTATAATTGTAGCAAATAAAGCTTTACATCAAGGAGGTAATTAAATATGTTCAAAAAATATGACTCAAAAAATTCAATCGTATTAAAATCTATTCTATCGCTAGGTATCATCTATGGGGGAACATTTGGAATATATCCAAAAGCAGACGCGTCAACACAAAATTCCTCAAGTGTACAAGATAAACAATTACAAAAAGTTGAAGAAGTACCAAATAATTCAGAAAAAGCTTTGGTTAAAAAACTTTACGATAGATACAGCAAGGATACAATAAATGGAAAATCTAATAAATCTAGGAATTGGGTTTATTCAGAGAGACCTTTAAATGAAAACCAAGTTCGTATACATTTAGAAGGAACATACACAGTTGCTGGCAGAGTGTATACACCTAAGAGGAATATTACTCTTAATAAAGAAGTTGTCACTTTAAAAGAATTGGATCATATCATAAGATTTGCTCATATTTCCTATGGCTTGTATATGGGAGAACATTTGCCTAAAGGTAACATCGTCATAAATACAAAAGATGGTGGTAAATATACATTAGAGTCGCATAAAGAGCTACAAAAAGATAGGGAAAATGTAAAAATTAATACAGCCGATATAAAAAATGTAACTTTCAAACTTGTGAAAAGTGTTAATGACATTGAACAAGTTTGA